ATCCTGGAATTGGTACAGTTGAATATTTGCTTCTAACATATCCTAATGTTTCTTTGATAATGGCTGCACCATATCTATATATCCAACTACGCCCCATATCATTAATGTTAGCGTACTTTTGATATGAGTATGGTATATTAGATGCGTCTGTAACTACATTGTTTAAAAGTGCGCTATTACCAAATAATAACCCACTGTTTCGTTTGTCTTTTTCATATACAAACTCAAACCAAACCCTATCAAAAAATGGAGTAGACATAGTTCCTTGCGTTCCTGGTACAGGATATATTTTTAAATCGTCTCCGTGTATTTCAAATGAAAATGCAGATTTACGTATTCTGTCATTGAATTCAATAGTTTGTATACGAAATAAATCCATATGCAACGGCATCATCATAAAGTTTACACTAGGAGAAAATCCTCCAAAATCAAATGCGTCTAATAATTGTTGTGATCCCAATCCTGTACCAACAAATGGATCGAAATATCTAACAATAGCCGGTGGAGTATTATGAAGTACTCTGCGTATTTCTATACCATCCGTGTTTTCAACTTCGGCGCCTAATGATGCAGATACTGCTTCTCTAATACTATACGTTTGCTGTCCGTCTTGTACGTCGATTGATGCAGTATACCATTTAACGTCTCCTCCGCTGTCTGCTTCAGTTCCATATGCTTTTGATAACTCTGAAATGTAATTTAAATTGCCTTTTACTAATGCTCCAGTAAATCCATCATTAGTTAAAAAACTAGAACCAGTGTCTACACCTAGGGTATTTATTAAATTATTAACAATATTAATCTGATTCACTTGATTAGAATATTCTATAACCGCTGCTTCAAATGCTGTGTAAAAATTAATATCAACTAGTTCAACATCCATAATTGGATAACCAACATGATTGGCAGCAAATTTTGCAAAACTATCTGCTTCGCTTTGAAAGGACGTGTCAGCATCAAAAAAACCAAATGGTGTTTTTCCTGCACTAAATGAAGAGCTTCCGGGCCAAATTGGTTTGTTTTCTGAGTAGTCCATTAATATCCTTTAATATAAATATCAATACTTTTCATTTAGGAGGTTCAAAATTTCTTCTAATGACTCATGTCTATGATTATCTGTTAAGATTATTTCATTAACATATTTAGATTCCTTTATCTTTGGCACTTCATGTATAGCCGAATCATTGCTAAATTTCAAATCAATTTGATATCTATCGCCACATAAAATCATGGTGCTGTGTTTTCCTAATCGACTCACAACCATTTGTAATTGTTGTTTAGTTAGGTTTTGAAATTCATCTACAATGCATATAGAATGATCAAAAGTTCGTCCTCTGAAATGTGCAAGACTTACTAATTCTATGTTTTCTTCCTTTTCCATTTTTTCTAATAAATCCGGCTTATTATAAACTTTTCTCATATTGCTTCGTATAGGAACAAGCCATTCACTCATTTTTTCTTCTAATGACCCTGGTAGGAATCCATTATCTTCTGTAGATACAGTTGGACGAGTTATAATGATTTTATCTATTTCTCGTTTAAAATATTTGTCTAATGCTACTTGTACAGCTAACAATGTTTTTCCCGATCCTGCTTTGCCTAATATAAAATTAAAAGGTGTTGTTAGTATTTTGCTTTTGGCTCGTTTTTGCTCTTCTGATAATGTTATAGAAAATTTAATACTGTTTTTTGGAGGGGTCTTGACCCGATTTGATGTTGCCATGTTATAACTTTTATTAACTTAATTTTGTAAGAGTTGGTCTTCTGTAAGACAAATCTTTCAGTGTTTCTATTTTACCTAAACACATTTGCCTGATTGCTTCAAATGATTTATTTGGTGGATAAGGTGTTAATATTTTTATTTTTACTAACTCTTTGTTTGGACCTAAATCTTGTTCAATATGAACCATTAAAACTAAACGAACTGCTCTTATTCGATCTAATACATCTACAAGTCGTCCGTCATACCGTATGTCTGCAAACATTTCGTATTTCGTTCTTGGTACTGCCATAGTATTGCTTTTTTATATAAATATCAAAACAGTAAAAAAGGGGGCCGAAGCCCCCATTTCCCATTCAATCGTTAATTCTTTAAATTAAAAAGTGTTTAACTATTTAACTATTAAAGAGTCTCCAATCCTTTCACGTATACTTTTCCGTAGAATTCTGGACGAACCACTTTCTTCGCGTAACGTGTCATGACACCTTTTCTTGGTGTGAAGTTTACTGGATCGTAAACTAATGGAGTCATGATAAGAGGAACATATGGAGAGAATACCGCACCTGTTTCTAGGAACTGTGCACCTCTGAAGCCCATCAATATAATGTTCTCTTTCATGTATGGATTTTTGTATACAGTGTATCTGTTATTGATTGCACCAATCTTTTGTACACCTGCTGCAAATTCCATTTTAGTTCCATCAGTGTCTG